CCCTCAGAAACACCCACTTTCTTAGCGATTTCTTTATTTGTGAGGTTTGTATATGCACAATAATCAATTGCGAGGGTTTTAGCTGGCTTTTTCTTTAATTCTGATACTTTATCCATATAGTAATATAAGAATATATAAACTTTATTTCAAACTTAACAGGAAATATTTTTTTGAAACTTAAAATATGGTTTTGGTGGGGAGTGTGAACCCTTATAGAGAATAAAAATGTATCCTCTTATAGGGGGTGATGATTGTTACAAAATATTACTAGCATATAAAAAAAATCGCACAGCCTTAAAAAATACTTGCATATGTTAAAAGTTCTCATATAAAAAAAGTGATAAATAGTAACCGATATTAACAGCAAATTAACTAACAAAAATAATAAGATCTAATTCTAACTGATCTAAATAATTAACTTTTTGCAAAATAAATAAAGAAAATAAATAAAAAGCTTTGCTTTTAATGTAAACTTTTGTAATTTATAGCAGTTAAATATAGTAATTAAATAAACATAGCATAAGGAATAAAAAAAATGAGAAAAAGAAAATACACAAAATATGAAATAATTTGCGCTCTGTTACAATGGGATATATTAAACATTCTTGATATTAAATTATGGAAATTAAATTCCATGAAAAGAGCTAAGCTAGTAGAGATATATAATTCGGCTGACATTGAATATGATAGAAGGATCAAATAATAGTAATACAATTTAACTTAGTAGAATTTAAAAAGCAAATAAAGGAGATAAAAAAATGAAATTTACACCAATGAGTCTAGACAACAAAAAAGAAGATCAAATATATGATTTTATAGTTTTTAATAAAATTGCTACAGAAGATGAAATTGTTTTAGTAACTAATATTAATGGATATAATATAGAAACTTTAAATAATATTATTTATGCTAAAATTGGATACCATGATATGAATCAAGTTTTAGAATGTGAACCAAAAAAATACAAAAAATAAAATAAAGGAATAAAAAAATGAAATTTAAATATGATTTAAATGATAGTAACTCAAAATATAACACAGATACAGCATATACGACAGCATATTATACAAAATATGCTAAAGGCTTACAGATTGCCGAGTCTTTAAAGATCGAGACAAATATTTTTAAAATAGTTTTTATTGGTTGTTATTTAGTAATTAAAAGAATTTTAAATAAAATAAAGAGGTAAAAAATGAATAAAATAAAATCTAAATGTAATAATTGTAATAAACAAAAAGAATTAATAAAAGTAACATATTTTAATCCCTATTGCATATATAGCAATCCATACAGAATGTTATGTGTTAGTTGTAAGAATGAAAAAAAGCCAATTAAAAATTGGGGTAAATTTTAAATAAAATAAAATAAAGGAATAAAAAAACATGGATCAAAATTTATACTTAAATAATAGTAGTATTAAAAATAATAAATATTTTAAAACTCATGAAGAATTATTAGCTTTAAGTAATAAAGAATTACTAGAAATTAAAGCATATAAAAAGAGTACTGGCTTTTTAAAAAATAGTAATAAAAAATTAGGAAAAAATATTTATGCCTTTGATTTACCTGCTGTTGTAAGTTGTCCTAATTCAGATGTATGTTTTAAAACTTGTTATGCTAACAAAGGATCTTATATATGGAAATCAGCAAAAAATTCTAATACTTTTAATTTTGCTATTGCTTTAAATGATATTAAATATTTACAAAAAGAATTAATAAAAGAGATAATAAAAAAGAAAATAAAAGTAATTCGTATTCATTCTAGTGGTGATTTTTTCTCTAAAGAATATTTTTTGATGTGGTGTAACATTGCTAAACATTTTAAAGATTTAAACATATTTACATATAGCAAAGCCCCACAAATTAAGAATTTAAAAATACCTTCAAATTTAAACATAATTAATAGCTTTATTACTATAGATAATACAAATTATTTAAATTATGGATTATATAAAGATATTGTTAAAATGAGGGCTAAGATCAAGGGTATTATTTGCCCTGTAACAATAGGCAAAAAAATTGATTGTAGTGCCTGTAAGTATTGTATAACTAAAAATAAAGTGCTATTTGTACAGCATTAAACAATAATTAAAAAGAGGTATAAAAAAATGATAGATTTTATATTTATTATAGTATGGTTGTTTGTTGTTATAGTATGTTTTGAAGGTATGTTTATTATAATTATGTCATGGTATTATGATTATAAAAACAATAAGAAATTAAAAAAAGATTTAAAAATAAAATAAAGAGGTATAAAAAATGAATAATAAAATAAATGTATTTGTTAAAAAATGGTTTGATGATGTTAATGGAAATACATACCATAATGTTAATTTTAATTATAATAATAAAAATTATAATTCAGGTTTAACATATGGATATGGATCACAATATAAAACAACATTAAAAGATTTATTAATTAAAAATAATCTAATTAATGAAAATATAATAAATAATGATTATTATAAATTAAGAGATTTTATTAATGATAATTTTAATTGTATTGTAATGGATGTTAATACAGAACAAGAGCTTGAAAAAATAGATTATTTTAATCAAATATAGGAGATTATAAAATGAATTATATATATAATAATAATGTCAATGACATCAATTTTAGGTATATTTTAGAAACTAAAAAAGATCATTCAGTAATACATAAATCTATAAAAGTAGATTATTATAAAATGCTTAATATCTTAGAATTTAATAATAAATGTGATGATATTGGAGTTAATTATAATAAGGGTACTACTAGGCAATTACAATTTATACAACATCTATTATTAAAATGTGATGAAGTTATAAAATGCAATGTATATGTAAATGATCAAATTATATTATAAAATGGAGGTTATAAAATGAAGAAAATAAAAGTATATGACATAGAAGGTTATTATTATGTTGAGGATAATTATTTATGTTATTATTGTGATGATTTAGATGATGATATAGATGTATCAGATTTATCTGATTTAACTATATCTCAATATAATGATTTAGTAAGTAAATTAAATAAATATTATCCTGAATATCCAATAAATCACTTAGAAGGAAGGTTTATATAATGAGTGAAGCATTATATGAATTAATATTTATAATAGAGTTTTTAGCTAATGTTAGCTTTAAAATTATAATACTGATACTATTAACAATGTATATAAAGGAGAAAAAATGAATAAATATTTAAAAGTTACAATAATAGACGAAAATGGAGAAGAAGAAACACATAATAGAGTATCTAATATAAATTTCTTTAAAAATTATTCAGGTTATAATCTGTTATTTAAAGTTGAAAAATTAACAGATCAAGAATTTAATGAAACTAAATAACAAAATCAAAAAGGAGAAAAAATGAAAAAATATAGTATATTAGGTTGGTTTGATGATACTTGGACAGAGCCAATGACAGCAAATGAATTAAGAAATAGATTTTGGTGTTTAGAAGACAGTAGAACAAAACATTACAAAGATTTTACAACAGAATGGATTGAGATGTGTTGGAATGTTAAGTTTATAGAATATAAAACAAAAGAATGGGAGGAGAAAAAATGAATAAAGAAAAAGCAATAAGCAGATTGAGAAATATGCTAAAATGGAGTGATAGGATTGGATCAGATGAAGTTTATGAGATTGTTTGTATTATGAACTTATTAGAGGGCAAAAAAAGATTTAATGAAGAAAGTATAATAAAACAATGGAGTAAAAGATAAGTGATTAATACTATATTATACTATCCCTTTATATCTGTATGTGCAGAATCTATCCCCTGGAGTTATAATCCAGGAGTTAGATCTGCAATACTATCCCCTTATAGAGCCGAGAAAGTGCGAATTATAATAGATAGTAATTATAATCTGAGTAACCATTTTAGTGTTTTCTATCACACCCCAAGAAAGTATTTTACCTATTTAATCTACTTTGCATTGTATACTTGGATTCCCCTTTTTGTGCAATGCTTTATATTTAACCTGATCCAAAAAGTATTTAACCAAAAAAATCAGGGTTATAATTTAACAAATTTTTATAACAAAACAAAATGGAAAGGAATGAAATGAAGAAAGATTTAGAATATTTTAAAATACTACATAAGAGTGGATTACCAAAAGCAGAAGATGTTAAAAAAATGGTAGAGTTTATAAGAGATGTATCAAATGTTGCTGCAAGGATAAATGGAATGACAAATGCAACAGAAAGGCGAAACATCTGTGAAAATATACAAAGGTTGGTAAATAACTATAAAAAGGAGAACGAATGAATAGAAAAGAAGCAGACAAATGGTTTATAAACAACAAGAACAATAACTTGTGGATAACTGAAGCAACTGGAAGTTATGATAATCCACATAAAACTAAATACTCAAAAGGATTATTATATGTTTGGTGGGATCAAGATGATGATTATGTAGATGTCTATGATACATCAAATATGTATGGTGAGTGTGAATACGAGGAGAGCATAGAGTTTTTTAATAATTTATAATTATGTAAAAGAAAATGTTTGTTATTGTAAATTATAATTTGTAAGTTATGTAAACGATATTTAGTCTAAGAGGAGAAACATGAATTATATTAAAGATGTTATAAATAAAAGTGGTTACAAGTATAAAAGAGTAGCCGAAGAAGTAGGTATATCTGCAACAGAGTTATCTAATTATATTGCAGAAGTTCGCAAACCTAACCACACCAGGTTAATAAAATTAACACAAACTTTAAAATGTAAAATAACCGATCTATATCCTAATGCTAAGAGGATAGTATATTGGGATTTATTTGGATCAGAAGGGAGATAAATGGGAGCAGTAAAGGAATATTACCACCACAAACAAAAAGAAATAGATTCTAATCATGAGGAGTGGTACATGGAACAATGGAAGAAAGAATCTGTTAAGAAAAAAGCAGATAAGATTAAAGATCATTTTAAAAAAGATGAAGATTTTGATGATAAGCACTATACTACTGCTTACATAGAAGATAAAATAGGAAAGGAATAAAATAATATGGATAAATTACTAAATAATGCAGAGTTTGCAGAAATAATAGATATTGAAACTAATAGAGTTGAAAGAGAAACTGAATTTAAAAAGCAATATCACAGAGGTTTAAAGATTGTTATAAGTAAGGGCAATATTTTCTACGAAGTTGAAGGTGTAGAAAAGTTAAGACAAAAGTATAATAAATTAGTAGATATATTAAATGAAAGGAATAACAATGAGTAAAGAAATAACATTCAAAGATGTATGGGAAACTCTAAGAGCAATAGATACATCTAAGATTGAAGTTCAAAAAAGTGGATTATCTTATGTTGGTTGGGCAGATGCCTGGGCTTGTATAATGGAGCATTATCCTGAAGCAACATATGATTTCCCTGAGCCTACCTTCTATGGCTTAGAAGATAGTAAAACTTGTGAAGTGCATTGTAGTGTTAGCATAGGAGATCTAACAAGAGAATTTTCTCTACCAGTAATGACAGCTATGATGCCCATGAAATCAATAACCAATCCAACATCAAGAGATATATCAGATGCTAAAGCTAGATGCTTAGTTAAGGTTTTGGCTATGTTTGGTTTAGGGTTGCATTTATGGGAGAAAAAAGACAACAAACAAACTGGAAAGCCTAAAGCATTTGATGGTAATCCATTTTAGAAAGGAATAATGATGAATATAGATATAGGGATGTTGGAATTAACAACAATATGTTTCACGATAGTAATTGTAGTATATTTAACTAAATTCAAATAAGGAGAACGAATGGAAAGAAAAGATAACTCAGGTGCTTTATTTAAAGTAGATGAGGTTAAATCAGAAAAACACCCAGTTTATACTGGTAAGGCATTAATAGATGGTAAGGATAAATATATTAGTGCTTGGATTAATACATCAAAAGCAGGAAATAAATATATGTCTTTAAAGTTTGAAGATCCAAAACCTAAAGATGAATATTTTACATCAACTGCTACACCTGTGCCAGAAGAAGAAGTTCCATTCTAATGGAAGAATTTATAGATTCAATAGATGAATTTTTCAATTCAATACTAGGTGTGCTAGACTCAATTTTTCAGGCAATATTTGGTGAAGTTGAGTAATGCCACTTTTCCTTGAAATATTAATAAGGGAGAATGGTAAAGAGAGGTGGGTGGACTCTCGAAAGTTATTCAAGTATCTCTTGGAGGATTACTCAAAGGTCGATTATAAAGGCAAACTAGTCGATCCCTACAACACTCGGATCAAGAAGTTTTACTCAAATATCCCCCAAGAGTTACTTGATACTTGGAAAAAAGCATATCCAAATGTGGACATCCAAGAACAATTAAAAAAATGTGAAGCATGGCTTTTAAGCAATACCAATAAGGCTAAAAAAGATTTCAAAAGATTTACGAACAATTGGCTTTCTAGAGCAATGGAATTTGGAGGAAATATTCCAATTCAAGTTGATACTCAAATAGAAAAGCAAATCAAAAAACAACAAGAGTATAATAGACAAGCAGAAATTGATTCTGCCCCACAAGAATGGGTTCAGGATCTACTTAAAAAAACAAAAGAGAATATGAGCAAATGATTGAAGAAAAAACAGATGGCATTATAAAATCTTTAAGTGATGAGTGTGAAAGACTGCAAAAAGAAAACAGACTTTTAAGGGATAAACTTTCTGTTGCAATAGAAGGTTTGGAAGTATTATTTTCTGATGGTAATATAAATGGTATTCCACAAAAAACACTTGAAGCAATAAAATCTTTAGAAGAATTGCCACAAGACACAAGCACAGAAGAAGACAAAAAAACAGAATAACAAATAGGTGTGTTTATTTCAGTCGGATGAGAAGTTTTGTGGCACTATGGTGGTAGGTGGCGACAGGTTTTTATTATTCCTTTACCTGTGGGGGGTTCGATTCCCCCACCACCACAAGGGTATCAATAAATAACAAAGGCTAATTATGGACAAAACTCATCAAGTAATCCTGGACACCTATCGGTTCAGGTTAAGGAATTATTGCGAAACTGGTATCGGCAATAAATCTAAAGTAACAGGAACTACAATAACAAAAACAATGATATTTAATTGCTTAGATAGATATATAGAGCTAGGTGGCGATCTGTCAGAGGTTAAAATAGATGATAAAATATATCAAGAATTTCAGTCAGAGATGTCAATGTTGTAATGATTATAAAATGAATGCACCATTCTATGAATGGCACTCTGAAATAACAAAAAAGTTTATAGGTGTAATCTGCAAGAAGTGTGCAGTCAGGGAATTGTTTGGCACAAAATACAAGCAAAATCCAAGTTATAAAAAATGGATAGAGGAGGAAAATGGAAGAAGTAAAATGTAATATATGTGATTCTCCAATTGAAGAAGATGAAGGTATTGCAGGATATTTTGGAATATGCCCTGTTGCCTTTTGCTGTTGGTGTATGTCCTCTATGACAGACATGGTTATACAAACTCAAGGTTTTAATGATATAGATATGTTAGAAGAAAGAATAAGGGAATTAAAAGATGATATGTGAAAAATGTAAAAAGAAGATAAACAAACCAAGTGAAACACCACAAGAGGCTATGAGGAAGTTTGCACTTAAACTTAAAAAAGAAAACGAAAAAATTAAAAAGGAAAAAAGTGGAAGCTAAAGACATATATAAAAAATATGCTAAAGGAAATAAAGATGCACCACTTAAAATTATATCATTGGGCTTAGGTGTCCAATCTACTGCTGTATATTTAATGAGTTCTATGGGTTATAAACTGCCTAGGGCAGATTATGCTGTGTTTGCTGATCCTGGTGCAGAGCATCCAAAAACTTATAAAATATTAGAATGGTTATTGGAGTGGAAGGAAAATAATAATGGCATTGATATTATAACTAATAAAGATAGAAATCTTTATGAAGATATAATTAATAAAATACCTAAAGGAGAAAGAGTTGCATCAATTCCAGCATTTTCTAAAAATAACGATGGTTTACTAATGAGGCAATGTACAAGTGAATATAAAATACAACCTGTAATCAAAACTGCAAGAAGTTTACATAATCTAAAGCCAAGACAAAGAATGTTAGAAACAGAAATGTGGCTAGGCATATCTTTAGATGAAATAGAGAGAATGAAAGAAAGCAACCTTTACAATATTAAGTATTTTTATCCTCTAGTATATCATGTGTTATCAAGAAATGATTGTATTGACTTTTTTAAAGATAATAATTTTCCCATACCTGTTAAATCATCTTGTGTTTTTTGCCCATATCATTCTAATAAATTTTGGAAAGAGATGAAGTCTGATCAAAATGTATGGGATGATATTATTAAAGTAGATAAAACTATTAGAAACAACAAAAGATTGAAAGAATCTCAATATTTACACAGATCGTGTACCCCTATAAATGAAGTAGATTTCGAGGATAATCAACTAGAAATGTTTGAAGGATATGATTGTGAAGGTTATTGTGGATTATAATACAAATAGGTTTATTTTTATGGGTTGGAATGGTAATAATTGTGAAAATTGTAACTACACAATAGCAAGATTATTAGATAAGCATAATAGAGATGAAAAAATAAGATATTGCTATAATTGTAAATTAAAGGAGAAAAATGACACATCCAAGTAAAGTAAAAGGTAATACCTACGAAAGAGAGATTGTAGAAAAGTTTAAAGAACAAGGAATTGAATGCAAAAGAGCATGGGGATCTAATGGTCAAGCATTCGGTATGCATGAAGAAGTTGATTGTTTAGCTAATGGAGAGCTTAGAATACAGGCTAAAAGGCGAAAAAACATAGCAAAATGGCTAAAACCTAGTGTGTTTGTAGATGCAGTAGTGGTTAGAGAAGATAGGGGGCAAAATTTCATTATTTTAAGATTGGAAGATTTCCTTGAAGATTATAAGAAATTTTTAGAATTTAAGAAAATAGCAGGGAAAGATGTTGAAAGGTTTTTGGAGGGTGAAAATGCCAAACCATAAAGAACATTTTAATGTAAGAAAGAAAAATAACACAGCAGAAAAATTCTTTGAGTTTTATTGTGCTAGAAACAATATAACTTGTGCTAGGTATGGAATGGATCAGTTAAACTCAGGAATTACAGGCAAAGAATTTATAACTATAGATAAGATGATTAGAAACTCTCCTGATTATATTATGATTAGCAAAGGCACTTATTTTGTTGAAGTTAAAGGTTGTAAGGATTCACTGGGAATGAAATTATCAGATATTAAGTCTTACAAAATATGGAATGAAGTAATGCCTCTTTTGTATTTCTTCTACTCTGCAAGTTTTAACCAGTATAAAATAATGAAACATGAAGATTTTATCGACTTAGCATGTTCATGTGAAACCAAGAGGTATCCTGATAATAATGAAGAATATTATTGTGTTCATTGGGGGGTGTTAAATGAGAATATGTAGGAAATGTGGAGATAGAATAACACATAAAAATCAATTAAGGAATCATCATTATCCAGGAATACAAACAATTTGTAAGCCATGTAAGAACAAATACTTAAAAAAACTCAATCAAAAAAAGTATAAAACTATAAAAGACAATCCTCTTTGGTAGTCTACCAAACTTCCACAATTTTTAAGCTAATATCATAAACTTTGTAAGCTGATTGACTTATTCTTAAAGAATCTTGATCAAACTTACAAATATAAAAGTCATCATTATGATTACTATCAGGTTGAAATATGAAGTGCAAAGCTCCCCCTAGTGTTTTGTTCCACACTTGTGCATAGAAGGAATCGTCTGTTTCTATATTGAATCCTAGGTATGAGCTGGATGTTGGCTCTCCATCAGTTAAATTATCTAAGTCACTTGTTTCATAAGTAGAATCATTGGGATGTTCTGTATAGCTACTGGCTCTAGGGTTAGATGAGAACAAGTCGGTATCACTTATATAAGAGAATTTTAAAGACCACGATTTTCTTCCATTCCTTCTAGCTCCTGTTGAGGTAACATCTAATGAGCTTGAGTATACATCAAAAGGATTTGTTTTATAATTTTGAAATATCCATAAAGGATTTCCTGTATATTTAATATTAGATATACTTCCACCACCTGATGTAGTTATGGTATCAACTCCATCCATTTCTATTTCCATATTTAATTTTAAGTCAGGAGAGTGGGGCATAGTATATTGAATGCCTGTGCTAATAGCTCCTACACCAAAATCTGCACTAAGGGTAAGAGAGCTTACACCTGTTGTAGTGGTTGTAAATATTGTTGAACCCTTTAAAGGGCTCATACTATTGCCATTTTCAGTATTTTCTAAATTTGCATTTAACACCTCGGTAAGACTCATTGAAGATTCAGTATCAGGTGTCATAGTTACTGTTGGAGTAAGAGCATGATTTAAAAAAGCAAAATAGTATTTCATATTTCCATTAAAATCATATTTGTCGGTATTTACAGGGAGATTAATAGGATTAGAACTTGAGTATACATCTGTATATGTAGTAGGGGAAAGGGTAAAGGCATCGCTTGGTTCGTTAGCTGTAATACTCGTTCCTATTGTTTTGTGATATAAATAATTATCTATATAAAATACTGGTGTCCCTAAATTACTATAAGCCATTCATAAATCCTTTCTTAATCATAAAATTTGTCAGATGATATTCCAACTATATTTTCATTTGTGTTAATATTGCTTTTTGTATCAGATGGTAATTCTGTTTCAGCAATAAAATGTGATTGCCCCCAGCCAAAAACTACAACTTTTTGAAACTTTGTTATTAATCCTCTGAATCTAAGAAAAGCACCATCTTGTATTTTCTGCTTAAAGGGATTAAGTATTACAATTTTGTTTTTATGTTTGTTTACCTTTATTATTATATTTGGATAATTACTATTAACTTTAATTATTTTTCCAATGTAGTTAATTTCTAACATCTTAAATACACCACTTGACTCGATATTTATAATATAATTGAGGTTTTTGTAGCCTAAAGCATCAGGATCTGATTCTAAAGAAAGTTTACAAAGTGTAATTTTCTCCACATCCTTAAATTTATTCTTTATAATATTTTTTCTTTTTATAAGGTTCACTCGATTCCATCCCAATCATCAGTACTATTAAACTCTGTCATTAATTTATTTCCATAAAATAAATTGTAATCAGAGTGAAGTTCATTCGAAAAATGTGGAAAATGCTCTGACCCAGGTAAACCCTGATCATTTATGTGATATGTTGGGAATAATGGCATACGAAAAACCGATCCATTAAAAGGTGGGTTACTTGCTGTCCAATATTCAGTTAATGGAAGGGCTGTATTTACAATTCCTACTACACCAACCATTGGATGACCTGCCACTGCATCACCAGTTTCAGGATTTCCATAATTTTGAATAGTTATTTTATGTTGTCCCATTGTTGTAGTGTCTAGTATAGTTTCAGGTATGTTTCCTAATTCTACATCTAAAAGAAGTTCTGATACCCAAGGTGGGTTTGTTCCACCATTTATTAACATCATTGGAGTGTAAATTGTTATTTTAAAAATATCTGTGTCAGGAAAATTAACCCAAATTTCACCATTTTCTCTTATAGAAATTGATTTTGGTGGCATTTCGCTAGGGTTGGTAACTCTTGTTTCCATATACATACTCAAAAAATCTAAAGGATAATAATCCAAAGTTTCACTAAGAATTGATAAATCATAAGCATCTATAGTTTTATCTCCATTCATATCACAATTATAAGTTTGTCCCTCAGTTATATATTCTTTAGGATAAGAAATATGATTAAATATACTGTCATGATCTGATGAATCGACTATCCCATTTCTATCAAAATCACCACTTGCAGAGCTTAACACATTAGAATTTCTGTTTAAATTGTGCATTTGCAAACACTCAATTTTTATATTTTTTGTTCCTTTTGTGATTTTTGTTACCATAAAATAAGGATATATTTCTTGACCATTCCTTGTGTTTAGTATTGTGTAATCTTCACCAAAACATTTCAAATCATTAATCAGGCTGTCAAACCTAATTATGTCTGTTATCTCTAAGCTAACATACTTTAATGGTAGTGTTACTTTTATAATATTGTGTTGATTACAGTTATATGCTAATATAAAATCTCTTAATTTGTAAGGTGTTGTAGCATCAAAATAATCTCCAAATATATAATTTGATGGATACCTTGTGTAATTACTTTCAAACTCCAAAACAGAATCTCCAGGATTGTTTGGGTCTAAAGCAAAACTTCTTTTTTTATAGCCATTTGGAAAATTTGTTACATCTGTATCACCATTGCCATAAAAATCATAAGCATCTACATAACTTGTTATATCATAAGAATCATCCTCATAATCTTTGCTATGCTTAACCCTTACCATAGTTTTTACTTTTTCTACTTTAGTTCTATCAAAAGATATGTCTATTATATCTTTTGGAAAAATAACATTATCAACATCGCTTTCAGCATATTCATTTTTTATTATAGACATTCCTAATTTAGCATCTGACCTAAATAAAGGTATAATCGGTGAGTTTTTTGCAATATCTTCTATTAGTTTTTTTGAGTTCATTTTTTCTGTTACAGAAAAAGCCATAGACCAATCAGAAATAATATCCTCAGTTATCCAATAGCTTTCATGCAATTGTATTGGAATCTCTAGTTCTTCTTCTATTATATTTCTTATAACTGATGTTGGAGGAGATGATTCATGCATATTAGAAGTATTTCTTCCCAATGACTCAATATAAAAATTTTTATTAAATATGTTTTCAATTTCAAACACATGCTTCATAGCCAAATGGTTAAACCTAAAAGATGCTGTAACTGTATTACCAGGTTCAAAAATAAATTCTAAGGTTGCTGCATTAAATCTAGATGGAATATCCCAATCATAGGAAAATTCATGTCTTTGTTTTGGAACTATCTCATGTGCACTACCATGCTCAGCATCATCATAACTACCACTACCAATTACACTCCTCATGCTGTCATAAAGAGTAAGAGCACCTTCATGATCATTTAATTGAAATAACGATACTGTTGAGAGAGCCCCTACAAACATCCCTTCTGTTTCAGATGCTTCTTCAACATCTGCAAAACCTAAATATAATCCAAAATAATCATTATTATCTGAGGTTGTATTTTGGTCATTTAATATTTGAATTTTTCCATGAAAATATGTTAAACCTGAATCATCTATCGCATCATCTACATTTGCATCAGGAAGGGTGAAAAGAAAAGCAATGCGATCATTTACATCATACCAATCCTCCTCAGAAGTCATTGTTAGAAAATTTTCATTATAAGTAAGTGGAACTGAATATTCTATATCTGATTGTTTGCCTGCTAATTTTGCATAAGGATTTTCCATACCTAAATCATATGGATAATCTTCATAAGGATGAGCTTCAGGCATAGGAACAGCTAAAGGAAACATAGAGCCTTTTGGAACTTTAAGTCCTGAATCACCATGCATATCCCAATCTTCTAGGAAATGTACATGCCAACCTGATTTTGAAAAGTATTTATTCCAATCATCTTGATTGTGGTGAAATAGACTTCCATCACCATCACTTTTCACACCAAACCAAGTACCATAAGTAGCAGTTTCAAAGTTATTTTGAAGATCACCTCTATGAGTTCCATTCCATAGTGTGTAAAAAATATCTTTGTATACTAAAACTTTTTTATCATTTGATGAATTGCCTGGGTTTCCAAAATCGTAAATTCTTTCTGAAGTTTCTCTTGAAACATTTTCTATTTTAAACCTTGGTAAATCTTCATATTGAAAACCATTAAATGCTAATAAATCCCAAAATTCTATATTAGCTTCCATGCTACCATCACCTGTGTTGATTCCACCTGCACTTGTTATATTTGAAACACCATCACTATTATACCCTGATATTTGATTTCCTTCATAGTCAAGACCAAAACAGATAAACTGTGCCCTTGATGGAGGATCAGGGTGTCCTAGTTCCCCTGTGGGGTCTAAATCAACTAAATGCCATGGCTCTACATTCATTGCTATTTGAAATAAATAGCCTGGTGTGGTCATTGACCCTGTTGAAGCAAGTTGATCTAAGTGTTGATAACTTGATGCAAGGGAATCTCCTATTACTTCATATCCATTTATTTGGTTAGCTAAATACCCACCTGACTCAGAATAAACATCATCATGTAATTGGAAATCTAAAGGAGTTCCCCATTGATGTTTAAATATATTATCCCAATAAAGGTTGCCATTAGAAGATACTCCTGGAGATTCTGTATTGTCACTCCATGACCTTATATTGTTTAAATCTCTGTTAATCCCATTAATACTATATCCTGCAATTGATTGAGCAGTTATATCAATAGGAGAAGAATACCAATTTTTATACATGTCAAATAATTTTTTAGCTGTTGGAATGTATATAAATTCTATATCACATTCTTCTGAAATGCTGCCAAGGTTTCTCATAATATAACGATGAATTTGCCAATATGCTACATTTTCAGATCCAAGGGTTATATTAGAATCAGTTTCATCCCAAACTGTGCTCCAATCATTGCTAGTAGATTCTCTATCTAGTATAGCATTAAGATAACTTCCAGAAGTATTATAGTCGGAACTTAATGAGTCTGAACACATTGAAAAATCTACATTAAAATTAACATCATCAGAATCAGGAACATCTTCCAGTGTAGTTAATGCAGAATCAGGGCAAGTTGCATAACTATCATAAGAATTATCAAAAGCTAAATGTTTATTGTGTATAAAAACACCAGTATCTTCGCCTAGCCAATTATCATTATATCCTGCCCAAGTTGGTTGATAATAAGAAGGTCTAGGGGAAATAGATAAATGATTAGCAGGTCTATGTAGCATAACCTGCATTATTTCCATAGATATGTGGTTAGTTGGAACAAATCCACTATACATTGCACTAAGATAAGTTCTTGAACCAAAACCTCCATTATCACTAACCCAAGTTTCTGTATATAGCTGTCTCCTGTCTTCGTCTATAACTCCCTCATCTACTTTTTCATGCATATATGGTTCTTCCATACATTTTAAATAAGAGCCTGAATGAATATATAAAAGTCCTGTGCTGATACCACCTTCACTACTATGATTAATCATATAACCTGCTTGAGCATATATTTCATAGTTATCTTCTGTTAAAGCCCAATCAAAATAAGGTTCTAAAGCATCTCTGCTGTTGGTAATTCCTGGCTTTATGGGCATATCAAACCTATCAGGCAAGCAATATATTCTCTTTTGTCTATCTGTGTCTAAATCTAAATCTTTATATAAAATACAAGGAGCTTTTTGAACATCCCCAAATGTCATTGGGATTATTTTATTAATGTCGCTATCTCTCACAGCATTGATAGAACTTAACCTTGTTATTGGTACTTCTTTATGCATTACAGATTCTGTTAAATCTTCTAAGATTATTTTTACATTATTGTAATCATGATTTACTCTTTTAATACTAGCTCTATATATGTGCAAACAATCATCTATGGATGTAGAAGATTGCGATTTATAATATATATCAACAAAAACATTTAGAAAATTTCGTGCAGAAAATAGGTCGCTAAACGAATCCTTATTAGAAACAGTTAAAGTAATGTTATTAACTTTCATATTTCTAGTTTCTAAATCTACAGATTCTTTTATAGAGGGAACTTTTAAGTTTAAGGCTTTAAAGTTGGTTTTTACACCATTATACTCTATAACTTCTTCAATTTGTGATAGGTATATTTCAGGATCAGTTCTTATTATAACTACAGGATGTATATTAGTAGTAGAGCCTTGTATATCTTTTTCAAATATTTCAGGTAAGGTAAGCATTAAACTCCTATATCCCCACCTCTACGAAGTGCTTCTTGAATCTGAGGCACAATCTCATCTTCAATCATATCTTTGCCTAAGATAGGGTTGTTTATAACAATAGTAGAGCCACCTCCACCACCTAAGCCTGTATTCATTCTATTTAAGTTTTCAATACCAATAGCTTCAGTAGCATCTCTACTCATAACAAATTCACCCTGCTCTGCCTCAATCATAGTTCCACCTTGAGAGTGCCTTCTACCACCAACTAAACCACCATATTGATACTTTTGACCTTTTATAGCTTGAATTTGTAGTGCACCTGATGTAGCAATCAATGCAGCCAACATTACATTTAATGGAAAAGGCTCATCCCAAGCAGCAGTTATACCTAGTGCAGTATTTGATATAGCTTCAGCAACTTTAACCTTTTTCATTTTCTCTTTATGCTTTCTTGTTTTCTCAGCATATTTAGCTTCTATTTCTTCTAATTTTTTAGTTCTTATTCTTTCGTTTCTTATGCCATTAACAGAATCAAGTTCAGCTTGTTTTGCTTGGTTTATTTGTTGCATTTTTACTTTATCATAAGCATTAGCCACATCCATAATAGCATTAACCATTTTAGTAGTACCTTGGATTGCTTCTTCATTCATTTTACTTTGAACACCTAACAATTGTTCTTCTAACATTGCTAAAACAGCTATTAACTCAGGAGTTGCTCCTGTTGTTTCTATCATAGCTTCTGTCATTTTTATTTGAGCTTCGATTAATTGTTTTTGTCCTTCTGGTGTTTTTTTGAACAAGTCATTTAATACTGTTTGCTTATCAACATAATCATCCATACTAGAAAAACCATTTTGTAGTATATCGATATATCTTTCTATTAATTCTAACTGTTTTTCATAAGGATTAAATGAATCAGTTATCAAAGCATTCATAACAGCTTGTTGGTGTATTAATTCTGCTAAAGAAAGTTTCATTAAACCTTTAGCTAAAGCATCTGTTTTTTGTGCTGTTAAGTCAATATTATCGCTTGCATCTTCAAATATACCTGAAAGCATTAAGACTTCTGTTGCTACCACCCCAACAGCAGTTGCGAATGCACCCCATCCTAATCTAGTTTGCCATATGACAGCTTGCTGTAATGTTTTAACATAAGCAGCCATAGCAACTACTAATACAGACCCAATAACTGTTGCATAAGCTCTAACTCTTTCAGGGGTCATTACTTCTGATATTTTTGTCATAGCCCTCATTAAAGGTAAAAATGCTTTGCCTAATCCTTCTCCAATATTGGCTGCTAAATTATCCATAGCAGCATCAAAGGCATCTATTTGGTCTTGAGTTGTTTCTACTTCATCACCAAGTAAAGCTACTTTTTCTCTTGCTGCCTCCATAGTGGCATTTAAAAATGCTTGTTTCTTTTCTGTGTCAGTTAATTGGCTAACACTTTTGTTTAAAGACCTTGCATATTTTATATTAGCTTCCTCTACCTTAGTAATGATTCCAATATTGTCCAACATAAGACGAGATTGACGACCTATACCAGTTACAAGAGATTCAATTGATGTTTTAGTATCCCTTCCTAGCACCCTTCCAAGTCTTTGTGCAATATCAAACATCTCTGCCATTTCATCTGAATTTTTAGTAACTCCAAGTATCATAGCATTGTTAGCTTGTTGGAAAAGGTCAAATTCAGAAACTGTATCATTAGTTGCTTTTTTTAATTTTTCTAATGCTCTTGTGCTATTTTCTGAAGCTCCTGTTAGGGTATTAAAACCTCTCTCCATAGCTTCAACTTTTGCAGCTTCTCTTGTGAATTGTATTAACTGCCTACCACCCAAAGCCATTGCGAAGTTAAATAAAAGCAATCTAGATCTTAAGACAGCAAAACTACCACCTAATACTCTATTAACTGTATTTTGTTTTTTATAAGCCCTTCTTAGTTTCTCTATAGCTACTTGATTTCCTCTCATAGCTTTAGATACAGTTCGAGTTTTAACACCTAAATCTTGCCATCTTTTCCCTTGAGCAGCAAGTTGAGCAGTTAATTTAAGTGTGGTAGAGTTTAATTTTGTAGATTGTGCTGTTACTTTCTTTTCAGCATTACTAAATTTTTCCATTGCAAGTGAAAGAGCAGTAAGTTTGCCTAGTAATTTTTTATCACCAGATGCATCAAATTTTATCGTAAATTGTTCTACTTGTGCCATTTATTTATTCTCTTTCTTAGCTTTATTTATCATAGCATTTTCTCTTTTAGCTAAAGCCTTTTTAATTATAAAATACCTATCAACCCATAAAGCTGGTTGTTCGTCATAAGCCCCACTATATGGTGGGACATTGCATTCGTTGCAATACAAGTACCTTTTTATATCTTTTTGTATATCTTTGTCATGAATTATATTCCTACATGTAAAAAAAGGCAATTGAGAATTGATAGATTGTGCAACATCAAACTCCTTGCCTTTTTGATTATTCTCATAAACTTCCTCTATTAATACATCTATCACTTCCCAAACATCCTCTTTACATGTGAAAGTTCTAACCTCTCTTTTCCCATCAATAAGTATTGGAATTTGAGCAGTATAAGGGAACTCATGATATTGACAGCCTCCACAGCCATCCCCTAAAATGTTAAGTTCTACTTGGAGGCTTTGTCTTCCCCCACAAAAAACATTGTCTGTAATTCTGTGAAGATCTCACTTTTTTCTTCTAAAGTAAGACTCATAAGGAACTTATCAGAAGTATCGCCATCTAAGCAAGTTCTCATCCATTTAGTCATAGTAGAGTGCATCATAGTGACACCTCTCATAGTGCCATCTTCTTTATAGTCATACTTCACACTATCAAGCAAATCATCTCTTTCATCTAAAGTGATGTTTTTAACTTTTAAGGTGCGACCACCTTTGAGTTTGATTTCCATATTACCTCTTATTTAATTATGCTGTCCAATCAAGTGATAGTAGTGATTCAGAACCATCATCAATTGCTTTCCCTGATATATCTAACATCATTATATCACCCTCTGATAAAGCAACATTAGTTAGTATATAATCATTAATCTGTATATCAAAATTCGCACTATTTACAATCTTCAATCCATCTCCATCAGTAGCAGCAGTTTGAGTATCAAAAGTATTTATTAAACCTTTAGTTAAATCATCATATTTGACCTGAGCATCAAATGTAATAGAACATTCTTGTGCTCTATTGACTACTTCAAACCCTAACGATCCTGCCCCTGTCCAAACAGCAGGAAAGTCTACTACAACTGAAAACGACTGCAAGGTAGCATTAATATCTGCAACTTTAAGTGTACTTGCATTTATTCCTCCCATTGTAACATTTGTACTGTTTAAGTATGAAGCACTTGGTGCAACTGAAGTGCTAGATGCTAATGCTTGATAATTTCCACCAGTAGAAAAAGTAGCACTATATTTATATCTTCCACCATCTGTTCCTATGTCAGCAGATATTTGAAAATTAGTACAAACACAATTATGAAAAAGCATGTGTTTAGCATTTGTAGTTTCAGGTGCAGCTATTGCAATCGTAAACAAATGATGAGATGCCATAGTTCCTGCTGATATACTCACTCCATTGCCAAGGCTTTGAGGTTGATGTCCTTGTAAAAATGAAACAAGGTCGTTAGATGTTCCTTGATTCGATAAGTTAAGAAAAGCATATTTATGTGCTGCATCAGTATGGAAATTCCCTGAAAATGTCATTTCTCGAACAGTCATCTTATTATCTTGAAAGAAATCTTCATCATTAAATGTTCTGCCACTTGTATTCCTTAAATCAATAGACTGGTTTAAACCTAAAGAAGGCATAGATATACTATCAACATCAAGTTGATACATGTCTGTTCCTGCTTCTGTTTCACCCCATTCTGTCTGAGGTCTTATTAATACTGTCCATTCTTTTGGTGAAAAAGCTGTATTACTTGCCATATTCTACCCCCTTAAAAGTCTAATGTTACTAATGCATCTGTTCCATCATCTACAGATTTCATTGAAACATCAATCATCATTAAATCACCTTCAGATAAAGCGACATTAGTTATCACAGCATTATCAATTTGAATCCCACCTGCATTAGAAGCAGTTATTTTAAAAGGATAATCTGTAGTAAATGCTGCTGTTTGAGTATCAAAGGTATTAATAAACCCATCTGTATTAGCATCATACTTCACTTGACAATCAAGATTTACAACAAACTCAGCAGCCCTATTTATAACATCATAGCCTGCTGCACCTAATCTAACCCCTGAAAATATTGCAGGATTCTCTAATGTTAAACTAAATGAACTTAATGTGGCATCTTCATCTAATACTTCTGTCGCAGTTGCAGATGATAATTTGAAAAAATCAGTATTAACATAAGCAGTACCACCTGCATTTGTATTCTCATTAAAATCACAAGCACATCCTGTTTGAATAGTAGCAGACCATTTATACATCCCCCCATCGGCAGTTGCATCAGCAGACAATACAAAATTTGTCACCACACATCCTGGCATTTCTATGTTTTTACCATTTGTTTGGTCTGGAGCTTTTAACACAAGTGTGAATGTATCAAAATCACCAGCAGTTTCACTTTCGCCATACTGTAATGCTTCAGGAGTATATCCTGATGGAACAGTAAAGTTCTCCCCTGCCTCTGATGTTATGTTTTCAATAAGTGCTTTGTGAGCTACATCATCATGAAATCTTCCTGATAAGGATAACTCCACAACTCTTAAATTATTGTCTTGGAAAAAATCTTTTGTTTTAAGTGTCCTTCCTTTTGTACTCCTTACATCTAAACTCTGAGTTACATTTAAACTTGGCATACCAATAGAATCTACATCTAATTGATACATGCCACTCGTTGCAGTAACTGCTGTTCCTAAAGTACCTTCTCCTAATATCCAAACTTCCCACTCCTTAGGGGAAAACCCTATATTACTTGCCATTTTTTACCTCCTGTTTTTTTGTTGAAGAAGGCTTAGGTGGAGCAACTTTAACTTCTTCTACTTTATCTTTGCTTTTTTCAGGGATATTAGCAACATCTACTATTTTCCCATCATTTAAGGAAAACCAATTACTTTTAGTAAACCCCTGATGAGAGCCTGATGAACATAATCCTCCTGATTCTAAAACTTCTTTTTTTAATTTTATTTTCATAAGCCCTCCTAGCCTACATTACCTAAATGTTGGCATTTCCATGCCCATTCTGTTATATAAATACCTGATTCTTCATCTGTATTTAAATCTGTACTTTCAAATCTGCAATTAAAGGCATCACTACCATCTGATAAATCCATTGACATATTATCATGTATTAAAGCCTCTATACGAGATATATATCTTAATATATGATCTAATGCTGTTTCCTTAACATTAACTTCTGCAAATATAAATCTTACTGTAATAGAAAATTCTCTTGTTTCTGAGGTTATATTATACTCACTCAACACACTCCCTGTAGGAATAAGCTGAAGTGCCTGATTTACACCTTTAGGTACAGTATTACCTTTGTAGACAGGTAGAGCTCCTTTAAATTCTGTTTCCAAAACAGACTCTAACTTATCTAAAATATTCTTCCAATTGTTTGTAAAAGTTACTGCCATTTTCTATATTTTCCAAATTAGGTTAAACACTATTTTCTCGTCATTCTAACTGAGTTTATAGCAGAGTTATCTACTTCCTCAGCCCAACCTGCAACTTCTACTTCCCATTCATTTGAAGCTGTTGCAACACTAGCATCTGTAGAACCCCCAAATCTTATTTGAAGCCCACCTGCTAAAGGTTGATAATCCCCTGTTATAACTTCTTCAGTTACAACTTGGTTGTTTTTTAAACCATCTGAATCTTTTACATACACATTATATTTAGCAGTTCCTATAACTCCTGCTGTAGAGGCACTAATAGAAACTTTTACTAAGTCCCAAGAGCCTGACCATCTTCCTCTTGTATCTACTGGTCTTACACTTCCTGATGTATAAGTAACATCTCTTATAATTCCTTTTGATGAGTCCCCAGTTGTCTGCCATGATAAAGCTGCTCCTCCACTATTTAAAGAATCTATGTTTCCTTGTGCATCTTCCATTAATGCATTTGCAACCTCTGAAGTTGGATCATGTGCTCTTATAAGGAATGTAGCAGCGAGCAAAGCAGTTGTTCTAACTATAATGTAGTCATAATTACCTTCTTTATCTTTTAATTGTTCTTTAGGTAAATTAGGATCTAGTTTTGCATCTAAATATCTACTAGCATTTGCTGTCATTCTTGTTATTAATGTAGAAAAATCTTCCCCTGCTTCCATATTTAAATCATTTGGGTCTACATCATTGTTAAATGCAGCAACAAGCAAATCTAAATTTTCATCATAAAAAAACCAATTTTGGTCTAATGAATCTACTTCATCTTCATCTACTGCAAGAAAAACATTAGCATCTACAAGATGGTCTTGAATGTGTGTTCCAAATAAACCCCTACTGCCTGAAACCCCAAGTGTAGTTCCATCAGTAACAACACTTGTTAAAAACCACTCATTGTCAATTCTAAATAAATCATAAGCTCCAAAATTTGTTGTAGAATCTACAGATATGGCAGTAGCACCATCTTCTATTTTTGTTGCTACTTGTGTTTTTGCAGAGTTTAATTTACTAGTCAGATTAGTCATTAATGCACCATCTTTAAATAATTGTGTTACTAACCCTACATTATGAACATAGTAAATATTCACATTAGAATGAGTGCCATAATCTTCTAGTTCTTTAGTCCATCCATAAATAGCTCTTTTATTATCAAAAGAATCTACTTGAGGAAAAACATCTTTTAATTGTCTATGTGTGCAATATGTTGGTGCTGTTGCCATATTAACCCTCCACTACTAAGTTTATTTTTCCTGTTACTTTAGCATTCATTGATCTAACTTTTATTTCTTCTATAGTATTTTTAGTAGTTTCAG